CCGATCTGCGAAAACAAAGCGAAGCCTTGGATAAAGAAATCGCTTCACGCCAAGAAGTTTTAAATGCTGTTGGAGATCTCCATGAATCTGGTGGATCGAAGAGAGTAAAACTGAATGGACTTATACCTTTAGATTTACGTGTGCAATATAGAGTTACAAGATCTTGGGATCAAGATTATGTTGACACCATAAAATCTCAAGTGCCACCAAATCTTTTTCCTTTTAAAACACAGTACGTTGAAGATGCTAAAGCAACTGCTGCTTTGTCAGAAACAAATCCTGAAGTTTACAACATGGTACAAAAAGGTTTGCAAACAAAAATTAACGAGCGACCATACATATCGTTTGTTGATCTACCTAAAAATGAAAATACCAGTAAGTAAAACAAAACTATCTGACAGTATAGGGTATCGTTTTCCATACGATCATTTGGAATTTGCTGATAAATTGGTTGATGCGTCTCAAGTAACCAACAAGTTTGGAGTTACTTTTAAGATGACAAGATCTGATGCAATTAGAATTATTATGGAAAAGGGTATCGAAAAAATTAACGAGGAAAATAAAAATGAGTTTACTAAATGAAGTTACTACAGGAATCAAAGTGCCAGCAATAAAAATAAACATAGCAGGTACAGACGGCATAGGTAAAACTACCTTTGCATCAAAAGCACCAAAACCAATCTTTATAAAGACAGAGGAAGGCACCAACTTTTTAGACGTTGCTTCCTTTCCGCTTTGTAAAAGTTACGATGACATCGTTAAACAAATACAAACATTGCACGATGAAGAACACGATTACAAAACCCTCGTGTTTGATACCACCGACTGGGGTGAAAAGCTTGTGCATGAAAAGGTTTGTCAAAATCATTCAGTCAAATCCATTGAAGCGATCGGATTTGGCAAAGGTTACACCGAAGCAGCCGAACTATTTGGTCGACTGTTAAGGCTGTTTGATGCGTTGCAACAGAAAAAAATGAATATCATTTTACTTTCTCACGTAGCCATCAGAACTTTCAACGATCCAGAGCGTGAGCCTTACGATCGTTGGGAACTCAATACCCACAAAAAAATATCAGCTTTGATACGTGAGTGGGTAGACTTTAACTTGTTTGCGAACTACGAGGTATCAACTCGTACCAGTGGGCAAGGTTTTAAGGAAGCAACTCGTGCTGTGTCTTATGGCAAGCGTAAGTTGTTCCATAAATTTACTGCTGCCTTTGATGCTAAATCCAGAGTAGATCTGGGCAATGCGCCAATAGATCTAGATTGGACAGCATTTATTGCAGCATTTAAACAATCTTTGCAAAGACTAAAAGGAGAATAATTTTATGAGCCAAGATTTTAATTTAGATTTAACTAATATCGAAAACGATGATTCACCTATTGGTGCTATGCCAGCAGGTGTCTATGAACTGCAAGGTAACACTTGGCAGGTATTAACTAGCAAAGCTAGTGGTAACAGAATGATCAAGGTCGAGTACGATGTGATCGGTCCAAATTACGCAGGTCGTAAATTGTGGGAACACTTTATGCTCGAAGGTAATGGTCTGCAAGTATCAACTAGAAAACTTAGAGAGTGGCGTAGGTCTATGGGTTTAGATCCAGATGTAAATGCTTTTGGCATTGAGGACTTAAACTCTATGATGAACGTTGCTTTCAGCGCAAGCATTAAAGTTGAGCCAGGTACCGATAAAGGTGATGGTACAAAATACGAAGATTCCAATAGGATTTTGAAATACCTTCCTGCTGACAGTAAGGTACAAACACCTAAAGCATCAGCTCCAGCACCTGCTGCAGATGATGACTTTGATTGGGAAGCATAAGGAACTGTGGCTTATTACATGAGTAGTTGCCAGTACGCTCATGCTCCTTATCCACTCAGAAGTTTTGGTGTGGGCCACAGAGGGTTTTTAAAGTTTTTATTCCCTTTCATAACGCATCAAAACATACTGGCATTTTGGAGAAATACTATGTTTAAAAGTGAACTAGAAAACGATTTAAAAAATATGATGCAATCTACAACAGATTTGATAAGGGAGATTCATCATACTTATTCAGATGTACCTTCTGGATTAAACAAAAAGATAGAAGCTACTAAAGCTTTGTTATTGAATGTAAACTATGATTATGAAACTAAAAAAATCCAAAGGTTCTTATCTAAAATCCTTGGATGATACCTGTGTAGAAAAAGTTACAGAGGATATGCAGAAGTGTTTAGACGGCTGGGTCGAACAAGATTTAGATACCGAGTCAGCCGTTTTAGCACTTGTTAGCTTTTCTCTTGATCTGGCTTTTTATTATTCCAAGTCACCTCAACAGGTGTTTCGTGCCATTGCTAATTTAATTTCTGAGAAAGTAGAACAAGACAATATTAATATAGAAGATCTCCTAAATGATTTTTCATATTTAGAATCTTTACAAAAAGATAATATAGTCCATTGAAATTAAGATACTACCAAAGAGAAGCTGTAGATTCTTTACACAATTGGTTCGATACACGTCCAGCCGAAGACCATGCTTTAATTACTTTGCCAACTGCTGCGGGTAAAACCATTGTCTTCTCGCATTTTATTAAAGAAACACTAGAACAAAAACCAGATGCCAGGTTCTTGGTTATGGCTCATCGTAAAGAATTAGTAGCCCAAGCTGAAGCTAAACTAAAAACTGTTTGGCCCGATGCCCCTGTCGGTGTTATGGCAGCTGGCATGAAACGTTTTGAAAATACCCAGATCTTAGTTGCCAGTAGAGATACATTGGCATCACCTAAAAGATTAGAGTCAGTTGGATCTTTTGATTACATGATTGTTGATGAAGCACACAACATACCACCCCAAGGTTTTACTCGCTACAAGAAAATAATTAACACCCTATCAGATCGTGGCACTATGCGCGTTATGGGTTGTACTGCTACACCTTATCGTATGGGGCAAGGTTATATCTATGGCAATCGTAAAGACCATTTCTTTAAAGACTTGGCTTATTCGGTTTCTATTCCAGAACTAATAAAAGAAGGTTACTTGGCTCGGCTTTCTGCTTTTGCTGTCAAAGAAGATGCCATCATAGATGCTAGTCAAGTCAAGCTAAAATTTAAGAATGGTGACTTCAGAGAGAAAGAACTAGAAGAGTTGGCTATGGTTGATGAAACCATTATAGAAATCATATCCGACTGGATTGATTCGGCTTACACCAAAGGTAGAACTGCAACTGTATTTTTCTGTGTGTCAGTATTGCATGCCTTGAAGATGACTTCTTTCTTGAAAGCACAAGGCATTGCTGCAGCTTGTGTCACTGGTGAAACCCCAGCCGATGAACGTGAACAAATACTACAAGACTTTGAAGACGGCAGAATCCACGCGCTATGCAATGTCGGAGTTCTTACTGAGGGTTGGGACGCCCCTCGAACCGATTGTATTGCTCTGTTACGCCCAACACAAAGTGCAGGACTTTATGTGCAAATGTGTGGACGAGGTATGCGTTTACACCCAGGGAAAGAAAACTGTTTGCTTCTAGACTATGGTGAGAATGTAGCGCGCCATGGCTGTCTCGATGAAGTATGTCCAGAGGATCGCTCGGCTCGTTATCGTCCCAAGATCTGCGCCAACTGCAATGCCATCAATAGTCCTAGCGCAACCAAGTGTGTTGAGTGTGAGGAAAGTTTCAAGCCTGCTGAAACCAAGTCTTTATATACAGCCAAAGAAAAAGAAGCAGCCAAGAGAACCAAAGCAGAACGTCAGGCTGTGTTGTCTGATGAAAGGGAGAAAGCAAAACCTCGCGCCAAAAAAGTGTCAGACATATTTGCTGTTACCAAAAAGTCCAAGAACGATAACGATTACTGTTCAGTTATCTTTACATTGAAAGACGAGTTCTTTCCTAAAAAATTACCACTAATGTTTGGCCACCCNAAAGCACANCACATGGCAGTTAGTAAATGGCGCAAGATTGCGCCCAANTGGAAAGCACCCAATGAACCATGGATGGCAACAGAGTTGATAAATAATGGTGCATTTGACACAATACAAGAAGTTATATTACAGAGAGAGGGCAAATATGAAAACATTGTCGGTATCAGAAACAAGGATAACCAACTCATAAGGCTATGAACATCAACCAAGCTTTTGATGACATAGAGGTCAGAGAAAAATTTAAGCCTAGATATTATTTAGGAGTCAGTCAGATCGGTTCTGAAAACGATCGCATGTTATGGTTCAACTTTAGATGGTGTATGCCATTTGATATAGAGCCTAGAGTTTCTAGGCTGTTAGATCTGGGTAATGTAGTTGAAGACCATTTGATAGATAAGATGCGTCAGATTGAAGGCGCCAAAATTTATGACAAAACCAAAGATGGTAAACAGTTTGAAGCCAATGCTTTAGGTGGACACGTTAGCGGTCACATTGATGGCTTGGCTAAGAACTTACCAGGTTTAGATCCTAAAGAAACTTACTTGCTTGAATTTAAAACTGCCAACGATAAAAGGTTCAATGAGTTAAAAAAACTTGACAGCTATTGCGCTTGGTCTCAAGAGTATAAAGCACAAGTTCATTTGTATATGGGTATGTTCAAACTTAAAAAATGTATTGCTATTGTTTATAACAAAAACAATTCTGATCTGTACACTGAGATCATTGATTTTGATAAAGAGTTATACGATTTGTTTATGGACAAAGCCAAACGCATTGTTGAGTCAGCAGAACCACCAGAAAATAAAATTCCAGAAACAGATTACCGCATTAGATCTTTTATGTCGCAAAAACAACAAGACATATATCTAGGAAAAAAACTTCCAGACAAAGTCAATTGTCGTAACTGTCGCTTTGCTAAACCAAAGCTAGATGAAGAGGGAGCAACCTGGTTTTGTGAGGCCCATAAACGCAATCTGTCCATAGATAGGCAACTCAAAGCATGCCCTAGGCATAACTTTGTCCCAGAATTGATCTCAGCGCTTTGCATAAATAAAACTGATAATAGTGTCGAATATAAGCACGAAGATATAACTATCATTAATAGTTCAGAACAAATTAGTGGTAAAACGCCAGATCATTACTCAAGTAAAGAATTAATTCAGATTGTTAACAACAATTACCCAAGATCTGTTATTGATAATCTTAATGAAATGAAAGCTGGAAGCTTGAAAAAGTTTGCTCCAATAAAATTAACTAAGATCTCCAAAACAGAAGAGGAAGAAGATCCTCTTAAAGATGTGCCTTTTTAACCAAGCCCTAACAGTTTGTTTATTTCTTCTTGTCTTAAAGCGTCTACATTCCTAACAGTAGGTTGACCAACATTAGGTGTTCTTGTAACAACTGGCTGAATGTTTAAGTCTTGTGGTCTGGGTTGAGGTTGTGAAAAAGTTGGCTGATTAAAACTACCAACTAAGTCTTGACCACCAAGCATCATACCTAACTGATAAAGCTTTTCTATTGGCACAGGTTGTCTAGCTTTGTTGTAATCCGATCGCAATGCTTCAGATAGTAAACCTTCTTGCAATTCTATTGGTTTAAATATTCCTTGCATGACTAATTCTCTATTAGATACTTTTGCTCTTGCAAGTTCTCTGTCAATCTTGTATGAATCTAAACCTAATAAACGAGCATCTTCAATAGCGGTATAAAGATCTCGTAAAGAATTGTAACGTCCTTCGTTTGAACGAATGTATGATTTAACAAAGTCTTCAGCGTCTCTTAAGTTAGAGGAACGCAATACTCTATTAAATTCATTAGAAGAGTTTCTTATAGCTTCATTGGCGCTAAACCCTTTGTATCTTAAAGACTTTTCTATTTGTGGTTTAACTACTTTCAAACCACTAAAAGCTTGTACCATGGTTTCGGCTGGATCTAAACGTGTACCTTTTCTAGTAATTAGTTTGTCTTCACCTTGTCCATCTGTGCTACCAAAGATACTGCTGGTTACAACTCTTGGAAAATCTTTTTGTTCAAATTTAATTCCTAAGACACCGCCCCCAGGGTCAGCAGAAATGTTAAATGGTACTACAGAAGGAGCTATTTCATCAGTTATGTAAGCGATGCTTTTTAATAACTTATCGCCTTCAGTATCAGTGTCATTCCAAATTGTTCTACCTGTATCTGTTTCTCCGTTGTAAGCTTGCAAGAAAGTATTAATGCCTAATGATGGCTCATAGAATGGTGAGAATAATTCACTGGCTGCTGAAGTAGTTGCTCTAAATGAAGTATCGAGTAAAGATCTTTCGTTTCTATTACCATTCATAACTTCCATCATTAATGCTTTTACAGGCCTTTGTAAGTAATCGTAAGGATTGGTATAACTAAAGTTGTAAAAGCCTGTTGGATTACCATTTTTATCTGAACCAGTTGGAATCAATGTTGCTGTCTTATCCCATGGTGCAGCGAAAGATCTCTTGTAAGCGTCTGTCTTTTCTTGGTCAACTCCTGTTAAAGCATTTCCTGTAGCAACCAAAGCTGTTGGTAATCCCATAGTTACAGTTGCAGCCCCAGCCAATCTTCTAGCACCTATCTTTGCTAACTCTGAGTTACCACTAGCTAATTCGGCTGATGCACGAGCAAGGGTATTGGCTGTGTTTCTAATAATNTCAGAAGGGAAAGCAACGAAGTTACCAAGCAAAGGAAAATATTTCATTGCTTTTACTGCATCTGGTACACGTGAATAAGTCGGTACAGTATTCAAAGTTATTTCAGCAGCTTCAGCTTTAACAAATTTTTCTAGTGCTTCTCCTGTTAAATCACTAGCCTTTACAACTGGACCATTTGGTGTGTTGCTAATAATGTCTTTAAATTCTATGGTTGCACGAGCAGATCTGACCGGTATAGGTTGAGCGCCAGAAGCTTTTATAGCATTTTTTAATTTAGCTTGTTCAGCATTCCATGCAAACATACGAGCAGCATCATCAGACATGGAGTAAGCTTTTTCAAATGTCTCTATACCTGTAAGCTTTTTAGCTTTTCTTCCTAATTCACTGCCTGTAACTTTTTGATAAATACTAGAATCTTCTGTAGCATATCGCGCTAAAGTTCTAATCTCATCTAAAACTGCGCCACCTCTTTGTATGATTCCATAATCTTTAGCATCTTTAACTACACCTCTTTTCAATGCTCTTTTTGATGGATCAAATAAACCTGCAAAAACTGTATTAACAGCATCAACAAATCTACCGCTTGCTCCTAGATTACCATTCATCAAGGCAAAGAAAGGAATAGAGGTAAAGTTTCTTATTTGAGTAGTAGGAGATAAAACAGTTTTACCATATTGTGTGCCTGCTTTTAATGCGAGCAATCCTTTTATTGACTGCCCTATGGCGCCAGTGTTTGCTAACAGATCGGTAGTTGCGCCCATGATGGCATCGTGAAAAATATCTTGTGCATACAAATCTTTTAAAGCTCCAGCATTTTCTGAAAACTTTTTATACTTAATACCTTCTTGAACTATTTCATCTGGTAATTGTTGTCCTGGTGAAAGCTGTCCTCTAAAATCTTTTAAAAATTTTTGTTGTCCAAACTGTTGTGCATTGTCATTTAAAACTTTGATGTCATCAAACATTTTAGATTTACCAACCAAAGATCCTAGTTTTGCCATAGTTGTTTGTGTTGCTAAAGCAGTATTAGCTATTGCTTCTTTCCAATCATTTTTACCATAACCTGTTACCTCGCCTAAAGCTTTTCTTACTTCAGGTAAATTGTTTAAAGTTCTACCTTTTAAAGAACCAAACTGTAAACCTTCTACTAGAAAGTTAGGTGTTTCAAAATCATAAGCTGCTTTATTTTTTGGCCCAGGATTAAGTAATCCATCAAAAGCTGTTTCTGCTTCTATTCTAGAAATGCCCATTTTTTGTTGCATTTCTCTTAGAGCATTTTCTTTTAAATCTTGTGGAACTGTATAACCAGCATCTAAAAAAGCTTTGTAAGATCTAGAACCATAAGTTCCTTGGTTTGCAGCAATAGCATTTTTTACTTCATCAGGAATAAATAATTTTACTAACTGATCATCACCTGGTGTTGAAAGATCCAAAATTTCTTTTTCTAACAAATTAATGCTGTTGCGATTTTCTTCTAACATTTTTGATATAGATAAATTTTCATCAATACCCAAAGCTTTATAATCTATTTTATTACCAGCACCTTCATAACTTTTTATATTACGTAAAGCTTTTGCTTGCAGTTCTTTTGATGCGTCCGCTAATTCTCTGCCAAGTAATTCTGGTCTTTCAAAACCAAGTCTACTTTGTGGCGCCATAAAATCTTGAATATTTTTTGACAAATTAAGAGCATCTTGTTGCCCTAAGTTACCACCTTTGGTTGCCAACTCTACGTCTTTATTAATTTGATTAAAGGTGGTTTCTACATTTTCTTTAATGGCTCCTAGTTGAGCAGTTTTAGCAGCAGATAATTGAGCTACCAAATCATTTGGTTTTCTTCCTGCAAAGGTAAAATTTTTACGAAAAAAATCACCAAACATATTGTTAGCTAATGAAGCATCACCTTCTACGTTCTTACCTTTTGATAAAGCTTTAGCCACAGGAGAAGCCAGAGGAGCAATCATATCGCTTGCTAACCCAGCAGTTTTACCAACAAGTCCTAGGGCAGCAGGTGCAGTTAACATAATCCCAGCAGTTTCACCGACCACTCCCAATCTTTCCATCAAACGAGCAGAAGCTTTTTCAGCACCATTTAGTCTAGCCAATCTATCTTCGTCCGATTCGCTATCAAAAAATACATCGGTTAAGGTTTGTACGTCATCGGTAGCAACAGCGCCATCTACCGCTGCGGCTCCTAGTATTTGTTTTGCTTTACCAGCTTTAGATAGTAAGCCAACTGTACCCAAACCTGGGACACCAAACTGTGTTATAAACTGTGCTGTTTTACCGACATCGCCTTCAACCTCTGGTTTAATGCTTTCAAAGTATTCGTTAACATCATCGGTTAGATCTGTATCAAAAAACAAATCTACACCAGTTGTTGCTAATTCTGTTAGACCTTGAGGGATTGAAATTAAACCAGCGCCAATACCACGACCTAGTTCACCAAGCACAGATTGATCTGGAGATCTAAGTCTATTTAAACGTTCTTCTGCTTTTTGAATAGCTTCTGGTGAATCGTCTTCGACATATAATCTTGTGCCATCATTTAAAGTTATTATTGGCATAGTTATACCTCTTGTATGGCATAATTTTGTCTTATGTAATTATTAAAATCTGTTATGTTGTCAAATTGATTTGCTAAAGATAATAGTGTTAATGAATCAATTACATTGCCGCTTGTATCAACAATATTAATTCTATCTGGTGATGTTCCTGGGCTTAAGGCATTTTTTACAATAGCTACTAATTGTTCTCCTTGAAATCCTGAAAGTTGATCTAATATACTTTTTTGAGTTTTACCTTTACCTGTCAAATACATTTCAGCAAGATCAGGATTTTCTTGTAGCATTTCTAATGTTCGTATGGCTGCTGGTACTGATTCTTCTTGTCTGGTTTTTTCTCCCAAGTAACCTTCACCAAAAGCAACTGCTGCATTAATTGGTGCTATGCCTTCTCTTGGTTTCATCATGTTTAAAAATCCAGCCAATGAAGCTTGTGGATTTTTTTGTATGAAATCAAAAATAGGATTGGTTGATGTTACTGGTGGTTGAACCACATCACCGC